GTGCGCGAGGCCGAGACCCGCATGCGCCTGGCCGATCGCCAGGCGGTCGACGATCTCCGGTTCGTTCTGCAGACGCCTGCAGGCCGCCGGTTCATATGGCGCCAGCTCGAGCGCGGCGGGCCGTTCACGTCGCCGTACCGCACCAACTCGCTCGACATGGCGCACGCGTGCGGCCTGTCCGATCAGGCGCGCCGCTTGTGGGCCGAGTGCTTCGAGCACTGCCCGGATCTTCTGCTCGTGATGGCGAAGGAAAACGACGCGAGTCGCGACGACGCCGGCGCGGGCGACACCCCAACACAAACGAGAGGAACCGATCCATGACTGACCAAGCCACCCAGGGGCAAGCGGCGGGCGGTCAGCAGGGCGCGGGCACGGGCGACGACGCCGGTGCCGCATCTGCTGGCGCCGGCGCGAGCCAGCAGCAACAGCAGACGCAAGCGCAACAGCAGGCCGGCCAGCAGCAAGGCGGCCAGCAGCAACAACAGCAGCAATCGGGCGGCGTTCCCGAGAAGTACGAACTCAAGCTCCCCGACGGGGCATTGATCGACCCCAAAGCGATCGAGAGGACGGCGGCCCAAGCGAAGGCCCTGGGACTCTCACAGGAGGGCGCACAGAAGGCGCTCGACTTCGCGAATGGTGAGGTCAAGGCGTACCACGAGGGGCTCACGGCGCAGCACCAAGAACGCGTCAAGGGTTGGACCGAGGCGCTCAAGACCGACACCGAAATCGGCGGCGCGAACCTGGAAGCGAACGGGCAACTCGCCTGGCGCGTGATCCAGAAGTTCGCGGCCGACACGACGCTCGAGGCCGACCTGAAAAGCAGCGGTTACAACCACCACCCGGGGCTGTTCAAGCTCCTCGCGCGCATCGGTAAGGCGATGGGCGAGGACCAGCTGGTCACGGGCGCGCAGGGCGGCGCGGCGCCGAAAGGCGCGGCCGACGTGCTGTACGGCGGCGGCGCGCAAAAGTAACGCAACCCACGAACAAACAGCGAGGCATCCATGAACATCCTATCGAATCGCTACGTGCAGCTGACGGCCCTCGCCGTCGTTGCACTTGTGATGGCCCTGACCGGCCACCTGTCCCAACACGAGGCGCTCGCGATCGGCTTCGTCGGCGCCACGATCGGCGAGACCGTGCTCACGCTGGCCGATTGGGCCAAACGTCTCGACCCCGACGGCAAGGTGCCGACGATCGTCGAGCTCCTGGGCCAGAACAACGAGATCCTCAAGGACGCGTTGTGGAAGGAGGGCAACCTCCCGACGGGCGAGCGCACGACCGTCCGCACCGGCCTGCCGAGTGTGGCGTGGCGCCTGCTCAACCAGGGCGTCGCGGTGAGCAAGAGCACGACCGCGCAGGTCGACGAACAGTGCGGCATGCTCGAGGCGTGGAGCGAGGTCGACAAGGACCTGGCCGAGCTCAACGGCAACACCGCCGCGTTCCGGCTGTCCGAGGCGCAGGCCTTCATCGAGTCGATGAATCAAGAGATGGCATCGACCCTGATGTACGGCAACTCCGGCACGGCGCCCGAGGAGTTTCTCGGTTTCGCACCGCGCTACAACAGCCTGGCGGCGGCCAATGCGCAGAACATCCTCTCGGCCGGCGGCGCGGGCGCGGATAACACGTCCGTGTGGCTGGTAACCTGGGGCGCCAACACGGTGTTCAACATCTTTCCAAAGGGCAGCAAGGCGGGCCTGATCCATGAGGACATGGGTCTGGTGACGGTCGAGACCTCTGCCGGCGTGGGTGGCAACCGCCTGCGCGCGTACCAAGACCGGTGGCAGTGGAAAACCGGCCTCGCGCTCAAGGATTGGCGCTACGCGGTACGCATCGCCAACATCGACGTGTCCGATTTGGTGGCCGCGAGCGGTACGCAGGCGAGCACGGCGGCGACCGAGCTTATCAAGCTCATGGCCCGCGCGATCGACCGACTGCCGACGATCGGCATGGGTAAGCCGGTGTTCTACGCCAACCGCACCGTCATGTCGCACCTGCGGCTGCAGGCGCTCGCCAAGTCGAGCGCCGCGGTTTCCTTTACCGACGGCATCAACCAGTTCGGCGAGCGCATCCAGACCGGCCTTAACTTCCTTGGCATCCCGGTGCGCATGGTCGACGCGCTGACCGAGGCCGAGGCGGTGGTCAGCTAACGTCGCGCAACGCACATAGGACAACAGGAGACGATCATGCTTCGAGACAAACTCAACGAGTACAGCGACGCGCAGGCGCTCACCGCCACCGCCGCGTCAACCAACGTCATCGACCACGGTCCGGGCACCGAGCGGCGCCTTGGGACCGGCGAGCCGATGGCGGCGGTCATTTCCGTCGACGTCGCGCTGGCCGGCACGAGCCCGACGTTTCAGGCAACGCTGCAATCGGACGACGCCGCGGCGTTCGGCTCGGCCGAGACGGTCGCCCAGAGCGCGCAATACAGCGCGCTCGCGGCCGGCGCCAAGGTCATCATCCCGATTCCCCCCGGGCAGGCGACCGAGCGCTTCACGCGGCTGAACTACACGCTCGGCGGGACCACCCCGACGATCACCGTCACGGCGCATCTGGTGCCGATGTCGATGATCGAGAACTACGCGGCCTACGCCGACGGGTTTGCGATCACCTAGTCGCTAACGGGCAAGCCGGGGCGGGTAACGCCGCCTCGGTTTTCCTTAACACCAAAAGGAGACAACGACCATGCGCGTACGCGCGAAAGACCTCGGCCAGAAGTATGCCGGTTTCTACAACTACGTGCGCCGCAAGCCCGGCGACGTGTTCGATCTGACCCACGACAAGCACTACTCCGCGAAGTGGATGGAGCCGGTCGACCGGACCGTGCCCAAGACGCCGTCGCCCGGCGAGCCGACCCAGGCCGAGATCGAGGCCGAGCGCAAGGCGGCCGACAAGAAATCCAAGGCGGGCGACAAGCCCACGGGCGAGAAAGAGGTCATCTAGGCAACCGGGTTGGTCCACCGGGGCCGGCGACGGCCCCGCAGACGTCTGCAACGAGGAGCGACGCATGGAGCTCAAAAGCATGGCGCTCTCCGCGAAGGAGAGCAAGGCGATGACCGAGCCCGCCAGTCCGTCCGCCAACGACGGCCCGCGCTATCCCTGGGGCCTGCAGCTGCGCCTCGACAACGAATCGATCGAGAAGCTCGGCCTCGCCGGCCTGCCGGATACCGGCGCGACCCTGATGGTGCACGCTCGGGCGATCGTGACCGAGACATCTGAGCGCGACTCGCAGGACGGCGGCAAGCGCCGCACGCTTGAAATTCAGATCACCGACCTCGCGATCGAGGCCGAGCCCAACGAGGGCGAGCGGGCTAAAACGCTGTACGGGGGCGCGTAATGTCGAGCGAGGTCGAGATCTGCAACATGGCCCTCGGCGGGATCGGCGTCGCGCACGAGATCAGTTCGCTGACGGAGGCCTCGACCGAGGCCGAGCAGTGCAATCGGTTTTATGCGGCGACGCGCAACGAGCTGCTGCGCGACCTCTCGCCGCAGTTCGCGCGTCGGTACGTGGCGCTGGCGCTGGCCGCGGCGGACCCCAACGACGATTGGGCCTACAGCTACCGCTATCCGTCCGACTGCCTGCGCGCGCTGCGCCTGGTCGACGGCCACCGCATCCAGACGACGCGCATCCCGTGGGAGCTCGCGAGCGACACGACCGGGCGCCTGATCTATACCGACCAGGACGACGCGGTGCTGCGCTACATCGCGCGCATCGAGGACCCCGAGCAGTTCGATCCGTCGTTCGTCGAGGCGCTGGCTTGGAAACTCGCGTTTAAGTTGGCGATCCCGCTGTCGCGCTCCAAGGCCGAGCGCGACTACGCGTTCGATATGTACAAGGTCTCGCGCTCCATCGCCAACGCGAACGACGCCAACGAGGGCGAGCGGGACAACGACCCTGAAGCCGAATCGATCCGAGCGAGGGAGTGATGGCGTCGCTCGAGGAAATCTACCAAGCACTCGGCCGCCTCGAAGCGTCGCAGGACGAAACCAACCGGCGGCTCGAGACGCTCGAGAGCAACGTCGGCAGCATCACCGCGCACGTCAACAAGGGCAAGGGCTTTGTCGCCGGTCTGCTGCTGGCCGCCGGCGGTCTCGGCGCCGCGGTCTCGACCGCCGTGCACAAGCTATTTAGCGGCGGCACCTGATGCCATCGTTCATTCAGCGCAGCTTTGCCGGCGGCGAGATCGCCCCGGCGCTCTATGCCCGCGCGGACCAGGTCAAGTACGCCACCGGGCTGCGCACCTGCCTCAACTTCATCGTGATGCGCCACGGCGGCGTGCAGAACCGGCCCGGGTTCGAGTACATCGCCACCGGCAAGACCCTCGGTCGGCGCGTGCGTCTGCTCAAGTTCGTGTTCAACAGCGATCAGACCTACGTGCTCGAGTTCGGGCACCTGTACATACGGATCATCCGCAACGGCGTGCAGGTCGCGGTCTCGGGCGTCGCCGCCTACAGCGGCGCGACCGCCTACGTCGTCGGCGATCTGGTGAGCTCCGGCGGCGTGAACTACTACTGCATCGCCGCGACCACCGGCAATGCGCCGCCGAACGCGACCTATTGGTACGCGCTCACGGGCTCGATCTACGAGATCCCGACGCCCTACGACGAGGCCGACCTCGCCGACCTGCAGTACGTGCAGTCGGGCGACGTCGTCACGATCACGCACCAGGACTATGCGCCGCGCGAGCTGTCGCGCACCGCGCATACCACCTGGGTGCTGTCGACGATCGGTTTCGCGCCGTCGATCAGTGCGCCGGCCGGTCCTTCGGCCACGCCCGGCGGTGCCGGCACGACCGTCTGGCGCTACAAGGTGACGGCGCTCACCAGCGACACGTACTACGAATCGCTGCCGACCGCGTCCTTCAGCTGTACCGGCGGCGACCCGACGGCTGCGGCGCCGAACACGCTGAGTTGGTCGGCCGTATCCGGCGCCGCCGAGTATTACGTCTACCGCGAGGTCACGCCCGGGAACGGCGTCTATGGCTTCATCGGCGTCGCCGCGGCAACGAGCTTCAACGACCCGAAGATCGTCCCCGACGCATCGAGCACGCCGCCGATCGCGCGCACTCCATTCGCATCCGACTTTCCGGCCGCGGTCAGCTACTTCCAGCAGCGGCAGGTATTCGCCAACACGCCGCTGTATCCCGAAAAGAACTGGATGAGCCGCTCGGGCGACTTTCACAACCTCACGATTCGCTCGCCGCTGCAGGCGGACGACGCGATCACCTTCACAATCGCGGGGCGCGAGGTCAACGAGGTGCGGCACCTGGTCGAGGTCGACGCGCGGTTCGTGGTGCTGACCGCCGGCGGCGAGTGGGAAATACAGGGCGACGCCAACGGCACGGTCACGCCGACCGAGGTCCATCCGCGGCAGATCGGCTGGAACGGTGCCGCCAAGGTGCGCCCGGTGTTCATCAGCAACACGGTGCTGTTCGTGCAGGCGCGCGGCTCCATCGTGCGCGACCTGCGCTACGAGGTCGCCGCTGACGGCTCGGGCGGCGGCTACCGCGGGCGCGACCTGTCGGTATTCGCCGACCACCTGTTCAGGGGCCGTGCGATCACGGCGTGGGACTATCAGCAGATCCCCGAATCCGTCGTCTGGGCCGTGCGCGACGACGGCGTACTACTCGGGCTCACCTACCTGCGCGAGCACGATGTGTGGGGCTGGCACCGGCACACGACCGACGGCAAGGTCGAGGACCTGGTCGTCGTCCCGGAGGGCGACCAGGACGTGCTCTATGCGTCGATCGTCCGCATCATCGGCGGCGTCGAATACCGCTACATCGAGCGCCAGGCGCGCCGGCAGGTCACGGACATCGCCATCGACGCCAAGTTCCTCGATAGCTTCCTGAGCTACGACGGGCGCAACACCGGCGCGACGACGATGACGCTCTCGACCGCCGCCGGCTGGACCGCGCAGGACACGATCACGGTCACGGCGAGCGCGGGCTACTTCGTCGCCGGCGACGTCGGCAACGACATGGTGCTGCGCGCCGGCACCGACGAGGTGCGCATCCGCGTCAACACCTACACCAGCGCGACGGTCGTGAGCGGCACGCCGAGCCGGGACGTGCCGGCGTCGCTGCGCGGCGTCGCCGTGACGAACTGGGGCAAGGCGGTCGACGAGCTGAGCGGCCTCGGCCACCTGGAAGGCGAGACGGTGAGCGCCCTCGGCGACGGCGTCGTCGAGTCCGGCCTCACGGTCGCAGGCGGCGCGATCACGCTCGGCCGGCCCTACGAGGTCATTCACGTCGGCCTGCCTTACACGTGCGACCTGGAAACGCTCGACCTCGAGGTCGTGAACGGACAGACGCTCGCCGACAAAAAGAAGCGCATCAACCGCGTCACGGTCTTTACGCAGGCCTCGCGCGGCTTCAAGGCCGGTCCCGATGCCGCGCACCTCAAGGAGCTGCCGGTGCAGGTCGCCAACTACGACGACCCGAGCGCGACGGAGCCGGAGAAGTCCGAGGTCGTGCTCAATGCGACATGGAACAACAACGGGCGGGTGCTGATCCGTCAGGATGACCCGCTGCCGCTGACCGTGCTCGCGGTCGTCCCGGCGGGCTTTGTGGAGGGCTGAACGATTGGGGCAAGCGCAGCGATCGGTTTTACGGTAGCCGGCGGCGGGATGACCGCCTACGGCCAATATGAGTCGGGCCGCGCCAACGAACGCCTGATGAAACAAAACGCCCGAGTCGCCGAGTGGCAGGCGGAGGACGCGCTCGAACGCGGCCGGCGGGCCGAGGGCCGGTCCCGCGTCGACGTGCGCCGCACGATCGGCGCGCAGCGCGCCGGGCTCGCGGCCTCGGGGGTGGACATCTCCGACGCCGACAGCTCGGCGATGGACCTCTTTGCCGACACCGCGCGCCTGGGCGAGCTCGACGCGCTCACGATCCGCAACAACGCCGCGCGCGAGGCCTGGGGCTAC